CAATTTTCTCCAACTTCAAACCAGTTTTTTTCCAGATTTTTCACTTTTCTGTCTTCTGTTAAAAATTCAGGGTTGATATGAGAAGTTTCGTCATCAATTGGTTCAAAATTTTCCTCCATTTCACTTATTGTTTTTTGAAAATCAGAAGTTATTTTGTAAAATTCATTCTGATTTGACAGCTGATCTTTTTCTGTCATATCCAACAAAATTTGATCCATAATATTATTGAATAGAAGTTTCTTCTTTCTCAGATTCCTGATGGCTCGTAAGAAGTTCTTTTTTTCATTTGTAGTTAGAGAGTGATTGTAAATGATACACAACATGTATTTGAGAGTATTGTCACTAGGTGACCATTTTGTCATATCTAAAGAAAATCTGTAAATGTGGGTTGTCATGTCATTGATGTTGTTTGCCTTCAAGTCTCGTTCAAACACTTTCTTAATTTTTTCAGCGTTAACATTTCTTCTCTGCATGTCAAGAATTTTTTCATCTCCAGCTTCTGAAATAACTTCATTGTCGCAGTACATGGCTACTGATTTATAAAAATGTTCAACCATGTATAATCCAATTTTCATCATGATATGCATTCTATAGATTTCTCTATCTTTTTCAGTTCTCTGACCTTTATTGAATAAGTCTGCAACCCATTTGTCAACTTCTCCTAATGCAATTTCTGTCAAATCTATTAAAGTGTCACAGTCATAGTCTGACATCATTTTTGCAACGTTGTCTAATACTCGTTTGGTTTCATGTGCAATATATGAATGATATAGGGCTTTGATTTTCATTTTTTGAATGATCTTTTCTTTAAAATCTGCGATCATTTTATTCAATTTCAATAAAAAGTCTTCTTTCAGCTTGGCAGATTTCAGTGCTTTGGCTTTTTTTCTTTGTCTGTGAGCATATGAAGATGTCATCTCTTCTAATTGTTTTTTTGGGTTCTTTTGAAATGCATTAAATGTTTTGTCACTAACTTTGAAGACTTCAGTTGATAAGGAAGATCTCAAAGACGACAGAGTCTTGATTGTTAATGGGTTCTGGTCCCATTTCTCTGAAATAGCAAAAGTGTTTCTTATTTCGTGTTTGGAATCAGATAACATTTCGTTGAGACTCAACGAGGTGTATTTTATGTTTTCTGGATCAAAATAAAAATCTGATTCTTTATTTTTGATATAGCAATTGTGGTCTTGACGG